GCTGGGATACTCAGCACACCCCCCACTTTCGTGGTTTTAGGCTGAGCTAGGTTTACGAACCTAGAGAAACGCCTGCTCATCTGTCCTACTGAAAGACTTTAAGGTCCTTATTAACTGATGTAAAAATCGGTATTAAGCGATCTTGTCGAAAGACTCTCGTCTCTCTATTACACCGGAAGGTGCCAAAGGATTGTTAATCCTTAGTCAATCAGAGTAGTGAGACTAACGACAGATGCATCTAGGGATCCCTCGTATCTAACAACCGCAATGGTTGGATGAGACGGGAGGATACCGAATCTTTTGACACCCCATTGAGCCTCTTGCGAGACTCTCTGGGCTATCTCAAAATCGACTGCCTTCTGAAGTTTTCTCATCAACTCGAACTCTCTCTTAATCTCCTTTCTGCGTTTCCAGGAAATGGAACACAGATCAGAGGTTCGGAGTAGGGCAAAGTTGATTCCACCTTCTGTTACCAGATTGGGGTTTAACCCCCAGTCATAGGGAACATACCGGACAAATAGGTTACGAAGTCCTCGAACCATGGTCCAAAGGTAGATCCAGAAACCAGGCGCTATCAAAATCGTTGGGATTGATAGAATCCCAGCAACCCGATGCCAACCTCTTATACGGAGTATGGGCCATTTCCACCAGGTGGTGAGAAACAGCCATAATTCCGTTATAGGCGTATCGGCCTCAGACCGGGTTTCTGACATAACAAGATTAGCATAAGCTGTCTTGAATATCGGGAATCCAGTCGCCACTGGCATGCCGGTTAGTTTCGAGAACCAGAGATCCGCGCAAGCGGTGACCTGGCTGAAACCAGCCTTAAGCATACCAGATGGTCCGAGTGTAGTTGCAATCATTAGTGCCAACATCTTTGGTGAGATATTACGTCTCACCTTGGATGCGGTACCTATGAATCTATCAACACACGTAGGAAAGTGCAACCAAGATCGCTGGAACATCTGAAGCAACAAAACTGGCAAGAGGTAAATGTTCCGCACAACGGCTAGGAGTAATCCCGGCCCGAGTGCAGACACTTCCCCCCTCGTCCCTGAGTACCAGCGTTTTGCAAACTCAAGGAGCCCACTCTCAGACACAATTGATTTGTGGAGAGAAATGGATACTCCAAGACCTCGCATAATAGCAAGATAGTGATCCGCCACGGCTCTATCAGCGATAACGATGTCATCGCCTAGGAGTGCGTAGAACGGAAACCATCCAACCCACCCTGCACGAAGCGCCGCTAACTGCACCACAAAGTGATGCGTCAGGGCTAACATCGCCCAAGATGAGTAGGCACCCATAGGTTGACCCACCGCATAACGGATAGGTTTCCCTTGGAACCACCAGTCCCGTTGAAGCAGACGCCCCCAGAGTCGAGACAATCTCTTTCCAATAAAGAGAGAGAGTATATCAACCTGGAGCGAAAGTGGAAGACGATCCGTTGCGTTGGATAGATCAAAGCTGAAGCAAGGTGAACCGAGGCGTAACCGAGGTATAACCCAGGTTTCTACTGGCTTCCACTGATCAAAGGTACCGTCCTGCCCAATTAATTTGAGCAAGTCGAATATCCCGAGATGCAATGGTCGCAGTATAGCCTGTGTCCACCAATCGGTTATGGCAACGATTCGGACCTTACCTGCTGCCTCGTGGAGAGCTGTTAAGCTCCCCAGGCGGCCAGCAATGAGAACTCCCACAAGCGGAAGGAATGGTAGGCTAAGTGTCTGGATTGCTAGGAA